GGCGGGGTTGTTGTCGTTTGCACCCACGGTACTGCCTTCCGTGACTCCTTGAAGGATGCCCTCAATACCTGTGTCCAAATTGAGCATAGATATGTCGCTCATGTTTCGCATAGGCATGTGTTTAACCTCAGTGACGACCTTCTTTCCACCATCATAATTGACAGTCATACCGGGTCGCAATGTAAGGAGATTCAAGTGTCCTGCGCTTGAGATTGCACCCTTCATGAGTGAGCGTGATTTGAGAATCTGTCGTGCAACACGACGAGCGGCGTTAGTGGTACGGGCAGTGTTGTCAGTGATAGGTGAACTATCCTCACGCACTTCTTCTACCTGTCCTTCTACATCATCCACTGTGACAATAACCAAATCGTTGAGAGCCAAAGGATGACCCTGCACAGTAACACGATTGGAGATGTTCTCTATTGGGTTATCTTGCTTTGGCCCAAACCGCATATTCTTGTCCACCGTGTAGGCGGCTTCACTGAATGATACAGGAATATACAACAGGTTACCGAAGCGGTCAAGCAATATCATACGACTGTCGTGACGACCTAAGAAGCGCAGGGCAGTCATGAGGTTCATGTTGTTGAAGTCTTGACCCACGAAGCGTGTACTATGCTTGCGGGCAGATGAGGCGGTGGTGTTCTTTGCTCGTGAAATGTTTACGCTGGTAGCACCACTGTTGATAGATTCACCAAGTCGGATAGCCAAATCCGATGTACGCAACCCTACATCAACAGGCTGACCGAGTTTGACTTTACGGCCTGTGAAACCTATACCGTCCAGCGTCTTGCCCTTCATGTTTCGTAGATTCATCAATACACCGAATGATGATGATTCAATGTTGTGCGGTAGTAAGCGTTGGGCTGATGCGTCTGCGTTGTATATGAGCATGGGGCTGTTGGTGCTGGAAATTAAATCATCAGCAAAGAAAGGAGCGGAGAGTAGAGAATGACCGGGTGTACCGTTATGCGTCAACTGAATGTACGATTCGCCCTCAAGGATGCGGTAGTTGCGTTGCGGCATCACTTGTAAATTACGAGTGTTTTTCTTCTCCACCGTGACCTTAGCCTTGTTCGCCTTCTGCACGCTGATGCGACCGTGATGAATAGCGTTGTCCACGAACACGGGCTTACGCACATGTGTCATGACCTCATCTGCATCAGTGCTGTACCGACCAGTCCTTGTGTTTTTAAGGACGGTCATTCGTCAACCCTCCCTAAGCCACCGGGCCAAGATTTTCCTCTTCGGTGGGTCAACATCCTCGGTACCATAACGAGTCTTTCGGGTGGTATGTCGCCTTCAATGAATGCCTCCGGCCCTTCTCCGCTATACCCTTTATCACGGAACTGTCCCATTGATGCGTCTAAAGGCATACGAATACCTACAACTCGGTCGGAAGGGTGATTGAAAGCCATATCTCTTACATCTCGGTTCTCCATCATTGCTGTGCGATTAACAAAGTCATGATAGTTTGATGCGGGAGCAAACCAATGGCCTTTTTTTCCTCTCAAATCAAATGGTTTTACACCATCTCTTTCTTCATGGTCGTGATACTTAATCGGATTTTCCCACTCAAGAGCGTCATCCGATGATGGTTTAGCCTTCATTCCTTCATGTACAAATGCCTCATATGGTTGAGCCATGCTTTCGTTAAAATCGTCATTACCTTGATTCCATCGTTCTCGCCACGAATCAAAATTTTGCTGAGTGGGTTGGCTGGAAATAGCGGTCATTGGCCCATACGAACTGGGAAAGTCGGGATGAAACTCACCCAGTTCGGTTTGGCGTGATGCCTTGAGAAAACGCCAAGCCTTCTCAAACACCATATCAAACCCTCAACAGTTCCATCGCTTCAAAGATGCTCCCTTTGGTGTAAGTTTACCCTTTTTACTGGTTGCACCTTTCATACCACTCATACGAGCGCAAAACGACTTACGACGCTTTGCTTTCTTTGAGCCGGGCTTGAGTTTGCTTGGCTTGGTTGTCACGGGAGGTTTGAGGTTTGCACCACTCTTACGCTTGGCGGCGGCACGACCCTTAGCATTCAGTCCACCTTTCTTGCTGTGTTTGTTTGGATTGTAGCCGTGGAATGGTTTTTCTTTCTTGGCTTTCATCACTGCAAAGGCTAATTCTGCTGGTGTACAGCAGTTACAAAATTCATAGTCGGTCATGCTCCATCCCCACTGTGGTCATTTGAATTGTAGGTTACATCTCCTTTATGTCCTTTTGGATGCAAAGATTGAGAGAAGCGAGGTTGAACACTGAAATCCATACGCTCTTCCTTACTCTCACCCTCTTGATGAGTGCGACGACGAGCGGCATCTGCACGGTAGTGTTGCAGGGTATTTTCGCTCATTACGATTCGTGTCACTTCGTTGTCCAATAACGATGAATCAAAGTTGCTTTCACCTGTACCAATAATTTTCGGGCCTTGACTCATAGGCACAGTGTCGCTTGCGCTGATGTCCATGTAGTACGCAGGTGCGTATGGAGGATTGGTGTCGGGGTTGGTAGCACGAATATAGGAACCAACGGACGCTTTACCACTGGTTGTCTCATAGACATACAATCCGTATTTTCCACCAGCCGTAGCACCGAAGTAGTTGCTACCGTACTGCGGGCTTGATGAGTGAAGGGCGAGGTTGGGACGGAACATCTCAGCGTGTTGTTTGTCCAGTAAACGAACTGGGCGTAGCATGTAGGAAATGCGCTTGTCAGTGACATTGGTACGCTGATGCCCGTTGGTATCAGTTTGATATGGGTTGCTTGACTTCCATTGCGAAGCATTGTTTGTGAATCCGTATTTTTCGGCAAGGTAGCCTTCTACTTGTTGTCTTTCTGTTGTACTCATAGCCCGATTGTACTGAATAATTTCTGCGATTTTACCTTTCAATTCAAACGAACCTACATGGCCGATACCATACGGGTCTTCATCAGCCACATACCAAGCACCAGTGCTACTTCCTACACTAACACCTTGTAAAAATAGTTCAAAGTTAGCGTTGCTACCTGCGCCATCTCCACCTGCTATGGTTCCAGTAACCAATTCTGCTTGATTAACGACTACAGCATTACTTGGGGAGTTTACAACAGTGTAAGTAGTGTTAGCACCACCTCTCCACTGCCATTTGTCGCTTGAATCCCACCGAATAAATAACGAATGACCAGCACGGGTTACTGGGCTGTTTGCGAATGTTTCCAAAACCCCTTGAGCATTTCCATCGTCGTCATCCGACCAAGCAACGACAAAGAGTGTTACATCGGTAGTGTTTAAGCGAGCATCAAATGGTGTACTCATAATGTCTGTTCCATCACAATCTACAACTGGCATGTTGTTCACATTGGATGATGACGCAATATAGACTGGTTGTTTGGATGCAGTAGATTGTGTGAACTCAAAGCCATGCGGCCCGCTGTCTTTCCATGATGTTACAGCCGCTCCATCGGCTAAATCAAGTGAGTCTGCCTTAAGCCATAGAGCCATGCCCGAAGTAGGTATTCCGCCCCATTCAGTATCATCAAGCGGAGAAACATAATTTCGTGCCTCAGCAATGTATGTACCACCGAGTGGGTTGAAGTTAGAGGTATGGGAAAGGCGCATAGCACCACCTTGCGGTTGCCCTCCAAAGTCAAGAGCAGTGAGGTCGTAATGTCCAAGTGATTGCGAACCTGCTTGCATACCACCTTGCATAATGACACGCTGACCAACACCACGGTCAGCGTGTAGGCTGTGCGCTTCTGTATTGATAGCAATGAGGTTATCATCTACACCTTCTACATTCTCAGTATCAAGTCCTATACGGGGCGCACTACGGCTAACAGCATCTTTGTGTGGTGAATCTCCACTCACTGTTTCTACACGGTCACTGACTACGGCTTCGGGTTTAAGCAACCCGTCTTCTGCAATATCAAGGCGTGCGCTGATACCACGGGGTACTTCGTCGGGTTGCAGTATATCATTGCGTGCCCGTATGTATCCATCATTCATATTTGGCTCGGCAGTATGATGTGAAAGAACAACACCAGTGGCGTGATACGGCTCGTCAAGAGCAGTGAGTACATCTTCATTGAAAGCAGTAGGATAGCGGAGGCCACGCCCGTGACCATCATCCCCAACACGGTGTGCGTTGGTAGGGAAGAATACATCCACAAGTTCAGTTGCATCGTTTGTATTTACATTGTTAAGACGACCACCAAAGCGAGGTATAGTATTCCCCGATGTGACACTTATGTTACCCGAAGCATCAACAAGATGCTTCATGTTTACAATAGGGTTTCCGCCATCGTATATGCGTTCAAAGGGTGATTTACCATTTGTGCGGTCGTATTCGTACACATCAGCGGCATCCCAAGCAGGGCGAATACCGAAGCCACGAACAGGGTGACGGCGCACATCTTCACCACGAGTGTTGCCCCACCAATCTACCAAGTAATACGACACGGCTTCGTCAATCTTAGCAATGTTCTTTCCATTTGCGTCACCCCACCAGTCACGCAATACCGTGTTGGCGTTTCGTAGTGTACGCACTGGACAACCGAATGGGCGTGAAACACGCATACCGTCACTGTAGCGTACTTGGAACTCCGGTTTGTCAACACCGAGCATACCGGAGAAGTTTGTTTGACGCTCCATAATACCGACTTGCGTGTTAGGATATGTACCGTTTGAAAGACTACTACCACCTGCGTATGTCCATGTTTCAGTTTCACCTTGCACAAGTGGCCCGTGTGGATAACCTACGCTGGTATTCGTGCTTGTGATAGCGGCTTCACGGAACGCACGCATACCATACAAAGACCACTGTGGTTTGTTGTAGGGTTGGCGTAGGCCAATACGATAACCAAACGGTCGGGTGCGAGTGGGATTGCTGATACCATCGTAAGAAGTTTTACTGATTCCACTACTCACTGTGTATGAACCATCATCATCTGCATCAGTCCACACAGGCCCATCAAAAGTATAGTCTCGTGGATAGTCCCATGCGGCGGAGACATATCCATATCCGTCAAGACGGCTCACCAGTGGCCCACCACGACTACCACAAGGCCAATAATGATTCAACATAACCGCTGTACTTGCATCACTACCGTCATACTGACCACCTTGATTTGTGTATTCAGCAGTGGATAATCCTTGCGGAGCCATTGCCGCAGTCATAGTTTGAGCGGTTATCATATCACCCGTACCTCCAATTAACACAGGTGAGTCAGCAGTAATTGAAGCGGCTAAAACTTCATTAACGGTTATTGTATTTGTACCAGCGTTAATTGATGCTACACTGTATGCTCTACCATCAAGCATGATTTTTGGTGTACCTTCAATAGATACCAATGCGTCAACTGTGAAAGTTGTATCACTCGCTCGTGTATTGAATATCATTGCTGTATTACTACCACCTGTAGCAGATGCAGAAGCACCTTTTGTATTAGCAATCTTGTAAGGTGGTTGAGGTGTACTTCGTTTGAATGCAAACGGCCCCATACTGGCGTAGTATGTTGCATCATGGTAGTGTACAGTCTCAAAGTGTTCGGGCATACTGTTGAGTGGCTTTTGTGCAACTGCTCGGTCAGTCAATGGGTTAAGCCATGTACGACTTGAATCCGAGTAGAATGTATGTGGCCGACCAAGATTTGGATGCCATAGGCATAGGAAAGCATCAGCCGTATGTAGGCTGTTTGTATCTCGGCTACCCTGCAACATTTGTGGGAGAATACGAGGTACCATGCTTGATAGCGATTCAGTGAAGATGGAACCAGCAGGACGGAAATCATAGGCACGAGTAAGCCGAATTTTAGTTCCAGCAGTTAAATTACTGGTAAAAGCACTGTTGGCTACAATAGTAAACTGTAGTGGTTTGTTCATGTTACTTGCATCATAACCGCTACGCTCGGTATAGGTGTGCGTGCGTCGTACACCGTTAGCATCCGTGTATTCCAATTTGTTCCCGTAATACGGTTTTTGTGGGAAGCCACGAGCGTCATTGACTTTGATAACGGTGCTTGAAGTAAGACTGACAAATGTACATACTGGATTAAGACTGATGTTTTCAAGCACTTCGTGATATATGTCGGGATGGGTACTTGGGTATCCTGCAAGAGTGATTTGACAAGCAATACTACCTGCGCTTGCACGAAGGAACTCGTAGTAGTTGTCAAAGCGAGAATGGTCAAGATGGCGGAAACCTGTAGCCGTGCTATCATCCGGCCCTACCTTGTGAATTATACTCCACCACGGAATGTTTGTTGTCATACCGGGTGATGACCTAACGAACATTTGAGGTTGGTATGGAAGTGACCGCTTAACAAATGCAGGACTTTCAGTTCCTTGTACACCGAGTGGATTGTACAACATCAATGGTGGGATATTGGTGAATTGGCTTCCGTGGTCGGGGTCATGGTCTATGATGAGTTCGTTAATGAATATCTCACAACCTCTTACATCAGCCATTATTGCTTCGGCTAATACAAGGCCCACTGCACCTGTAGCACTGTCGGGTTCACGCAAGCCTACAACCAATGCTACCTGTTGACTGGTGAGTTCATTAACTGACCCATCGGGAAGAGCAGTCGCCGCACCGTTAGCATGGTAGCCTAATAGTTGTGACTTGTGTATGTTGGGTTGAATGATAATTTGATATGCACCGACTTCGGATGGGTCGGGGAAGTGATGACGCAGGGTGTAGGTAGCGGCGGCTTCAAGCACTATGGTATGACCACCAGCGGCATTGACAACGCCAGCCTGTCCCTCGGATGCGAGTACACCATATCCGTCACTACGAAGTTTGGTTTCAAACAGCAATGTAAATGCTCCACCGTGAATGTCGCTTGGGCCACTTGGTGTCGCAGTTAAACTTCCAAAGGTATGTAGTGTGTCATGACCATACAATTCATTGGTTAATTTTGTTGACATGCTACTCTTTAAAAGTACCATTTGTTGCTCTTCCATCAATGTATTTTCATGAGCGTTTACCGTAGCGGAACGGATTGCTCGGTGTTTATTATACAGCCCTTGATACGCAGGATGAGCAAAATGACCCGGTAGCATAGCCATAGTAGGTGTGACGAAATGATGACCCATTCTTGGTAGTGCTAATGGACTCATCTTAGGTTTTGCATAAATGGTGTGACCTAATGTTTGATTGAGCGTGAGGAACGAATAATACTGTGTATGCGCCATATCGGGGCTGTTACCGCTTACTTCGGCGTGGTCACGCAATCTGCGTGATGCAAAGAAGCGAGTGCTACCCGCAGGGATGTAATAAGATGGTACAACCTTGAGTGCCGATATATCACCAGCAACTAACTCATCAAAGTCAGCGTCACCTACGCAACCTGTGAAAGTAGAACTGCTTATTCCTGTGAATGATGCAACACCGCCCTTATCGGTTGTTGGGTTGTATAAGCGTAAGAACTTGCGTCCATCACGAATAGATTCACCGTAAAGTGAAGCATTAGGAGCAGTGTTTACTGTGAGTGTTGTACCACTGTAAGAAACAGCAGTGAGAGCGTTGTTGACTACTCCTGCACTGTGTGTGTAAACTGTAGGGTGGCGGTGGCTGTGAGTGTTGCCGTTCTTGGTGATGTGGAAGAACAGCGTGCGGTCATGCAATTCGTAAGATGTCTCAAGTGGGGCGTTACCTGTAGCAGTTTCCCATCCTGCGTATGTCGGGTCGGGGAATGAACCTTGACTGATATGCTCCCAGTTATGGTCGCTGAATGTACCACCGAGGCGTGGGCCTTTTGTATCATCAGTAAACAAATGCTTGAGGTCAGCACTGTCAATCGGCCTCATCATACCACCAGTACCAAATGACTCATTTTGATACGCCTGTAGTCTGTCAAATCCGCTACGAATAACGAGGTTACCGGGGATTGCATCAGCATCGGGTAGCCTCACCTTCATGTTAGGTTCTATTCCACTACCAGCAGTTGCAGGTGCTAATCCCTCAGCACTACGGTCGGATACTGCATTGTATGTACGAATGATTGTACCGAATGGTGAACCGCCTTCAATAATATGGACTTGCCCTGTATCATCTTCTACTTGTACTTCATCAAACTGCATTTCTTCATTTGGTATGGACAGTACATTTCGCAACTCATCGGGGTGGCGAGCGGCGATTTGAGGGTGAGATAACTCCTGTGCTTGTATGATAGGGAACATAGCACTGTTCGTTGTTTCAAAAGAGAACCTGTTGATACCGTATAATTTTTCTCCCATAGTGTAAGGAGTATCGCTACTAACTCGTGTAATGAATGGTACAGCACCAAGTCCACGAGCATTGACCGCAGGTAGTGAAAGGTTCCCACCGTCCATACGCTTCCATACGATGTGTTCAACGGAGAAGTTCTTGGCTGATGAGCGTTGATTCATCTTGAAAGCATTCGTATCATTTAACCAGTAATTTGTTTTATCACTGTAAGGCATAAGGGTTACATCAGCAAAGGTCAGTGTTTCGTTTGTACCACTTTTTGTAGCGGCAGAACTTAACTCAAAATGCGTAGTATCAGTAATAGAGGCAATAATAGCACCATCGGGTACACCCGGCCCACTAACACCTAAACCTGCAACAATGTTAGCATTAGTATTATGTGTTACCGTAGCATCTCCACTTACCAAATTACAGGTAGCATCTGTAAACAATGTTCCTTGATTCAAGTCCATATTGCGATTACGCTCTACATTACTGTTATCCTCTAAAAAGAAACTACCGGGGCTTTCATCTAAATCAAAGAATAAATCACCAGTCTTTGCAAAGCAAGGTTCCGCATTGTTGAGAAATGTGTCATTGGGCATTGGGGCATTGAAAAGGAAACCTTCGCTTGGTAAATCACTTGTTGGAAGTGATTTGTTAGTAATCAACGCTTCAATGTTAGGCCCACCATGTGCAGGTGCAACGAATCTGTCCACACTGTGTATGCGCTCATCCCATTGAGTGGTACCTGCAAATGTAATAGCAGTAGCGGCGGCAACCGATTGACCTGTCTTTGAGGCCACTGAGAGCCAGTCACCTGTAGCGGTGATACCATCACGGTCACGCTTTGCTACCAAAGGCATTTCTCCTTCATACGATATAACGAGGAATGCACGAGCGAATACGCCTTGCTGATTAGCAAGAGATTGAGGAATTTGATTATCTTCATTTGTGTTTAACGGGTTTGCGAAGTATGTGGAAGCGTCAATGTTTTCGTATGTCGCCGCCGCTGTTTCATCGTAATCCCACGAATAAGGGCTTGTTATGATACTGTCAGCATTACTACGATTGTTTAGGATACCGGAAGCCTCCGGTGAATTACGCATAGGGGTTAAGTTAGGTATATGTCCAAATGTACTCATTACACTTGATGCCGCCCCATAAGGTGAAAAGCCGAGTTTGTTGTACCAAGCACCAAGACCTGCTCCATACAGGTTAGTTGTGAATGTAAGCGTCCCATCAATCACTTCGCCACCTGTTGTTGCGGCAGATAGTTCAAAAGTTGTACCATTAGTTATTGAACTTACATATGCGCCCGTTGGGATTCCTGTACCACTAACAAGCATACCTACCTTAAGCAAAGCAGTAGAAGTCATAGTAATAGTAGGGTCATTATTGTAATCACATGTTGCATCTGTGAATACACTTGTATCCACCTTGAGTGAGTTAAGGTAAGAATAACGCTCCCCTGCCCATCCTACTGCTCCTACAGGGCGTGTTCTGTCTATCGCATCTACTAACCCACTAAAGTGTGAGCGAGCCATATGGTCACGGGGTGCATCTCGCTGATTGTTATAGTAAGTAACTCCCGACTTACTCCACACATACAACTTTTCGGGAGTTGGGTCGGGTGCAGGAGGTGGCCCACCATGTGGAAGATGGTTCATTTCGGGTACAGTGAGTGTAACCCCTTCGCACTTGTTATGCCATGTAGTAATGTCTTCAAATTGTGCTTTACCTGTGATTCTGTTAGGTGCAAGCCAAAATCGTACAGTGAGCGTACCACTGTTATCGTAAACTTCACGAGAATGATATGGTGCAAAAGTGGGAGTGGGGTCACTACCATGTACAGGTCGGCCACCATCGTCTGTACGAACCCATCCACACGCTGGTATTTGTTCCAACTCGTCTTGTGTAGCATCTACAATTGTACCTTCAATATATGATTTAGAGGAACTGGCGGCATCATTGACATATCCGGGTAACCATGTAAGTTCTATCCAACCATAGCGGTCTTGCCTCATTGCGTTACCCATACTGGGCATGAATGTACCACCCATTGCTTTGAGTGCCCCTTTACCGGGATTTTCGTTGATGGCTTGACCTATGATAGTCGCCAGTTCTTCACCGTTTTGACAGCGTGTACCATCCACAACAATGATTTCTCGGTCAAAGTCGTCAGCATCTTCACCCAATTGACCATCAAGTACACTCTTAGCCATCGGGCCGGATACACGATATGCAGTAGGTTGTACTGCATTACCATTGAGTTTAGTAATCACATAATCACTCTTTTCCATAGGTGGATTAAATGCTAATTGGTTGTCAATCCAAGAACCGCCGGGGTGGTATCCACCGTCCATATGGAAAGTCATATCAGCACTCATGGCGATACCGTAGTACGCTATAGCGCAGTGTTGATATGGGTGTGCCTTTTTGTAATCGGTTTGATTGTTTGCAACTAATTTACTTGGTACGGGGTTAGTGAAATGTTGACCATAATGGCTACCATGTTCCGGCCTTTGGCGTAGTCCATATGATGTTGAAGTATTATCACCGATATTAGGGATTCCTTGAGCCGGTGACCAATTGAGAGTGGTATTCCAATGGAAGCGATTACGGCGTGATTGGTAGTTTGCATCGGGTGGGCCGTAATCGTTGTCATTGTTGGTAATCTCGTTGGGTAGATTCTTACTGTGAGGTACCTTACTCCAAGTGTTCCCTGTAGTCACGACATAACCGGGATGCGGCTCAGTTTCTCCAAGTGTACCCGTAGCGGTTTCATTGAATGGGAAAGCCTGTCCCGGCCCATACACGAGGTATGAAGTAAAATAAGGAGTATTTGTTTTATGGTCAGTGTACCGTGCTGTTTGATGCGGCATACGAATGACAAGTGGTACAGGCCGTTGTCGTACAATTCCAGCCGTATATCTTGCGGTGACATGGGACGGTTGACCCGATGCTAAGTTGGCTAAGGTGCCTCCTTCTGTATCGGGAGATAGGATGTTATCTTGATTGAAAGCGGGTGGATGAATGCTACCACGATGCTGATTGAGATATGGGGTACCGGGGAAGAAGGCAAGTAGAGCGTTACAATCCATCAAAGCATAGGCCGTGCTAATTTCATTCGCATTCTGTATGCCCGCTGTACCTGTTGGGCCAGTAGAATACGGGTGGGTATAGAATGATGAGTAATCGTTTTGTGTACCATCGTTGACATCCAATACCACCCCGCTAAACCCACCACCAAAGTACAGCGGAACGCTGTGGTCATTACTGTCTCTACCACCCTTGAAGTAAGTAATTGGCTCGCTTTCAATGCTACCGTATAAACGCATACCACTGAACATTTTGTTACCATGTAGCATCAAGAGTACATCATCTCTATCAGTGTCGGAAGCCGGTCGGAAATATGCGTCCCAATCTTCATTGTGTTTTTCACCAAGAATTGCTATTTTTGTTGTTGAATTAGCACCTTGAACTGATGTAAGTGTTGCTACTCTTTTACTACCTGTCCATACGGGTCTTGCATCACCGAATGAAACTAACTTTGCAAGGCTGTTAAATGTAGCCGCTTCTTCTCCTGCTGGTACGAATAGATGAGTTGTAGTTTCACCCGAAATACAAGTAAATTCATCATCCCCATCATCAAAGTTAGCAATGACCATTGGATTTTCAAGGTTAGGTAGAATATGGTCACCGCTTCTTGATGTGTAATTTATACCCTTGAGGTTATTTGCCCATGATTTAGTAGGCACTGGGTCGTTGTATGAATCCACGAGGATAGGAGTAGGGGTGTTGGTGTGATACCCACGAGATTTTGTGCGTAATTGTAACACGGTGAATGGGAGATAGCCACAATCAACCTTACGATGGTTGTCTTCTATGTCAGCATCCGATACAGGTTTGTTATGTGTTCTTGATGCAGTTACAGCCCAGTTAGGTACAAGCGTTTCGTACTCACCAAATTCAAGGTGAGGTGATTCAATACCTAAGTCACGATGTAGAGATGCCTCAAACATTGTTGACAATGGGCGTGCGCCACGCTGAGGGTTGTGGGCACGAATCTTAATTGAATCAGCCGTTACGCCCCACTCACCGAATGTGCGACCATCAGCCGCATACATGTGTCGGCAATCAAAGGATATACCGTCTTCTGTGTTAGGGTTTTGAAGATTGATGGCTCGTGCAGTTACAGCCGCAAGTAATTCGTCCGTCACCAGTGTTGTCCAGTTAATTCGTGGTGAAATAAGTGCTTTGATGATACGGTCAGCAGACGAGTTAAACATTGAAACTGCTGTGTTAGTAAGTGATGTTGCTCCGAGGCTGGCTAATGAATGAGATGCGGTAAATTCATTTCCTTTTACACCATAGAAAATATGAGTACCTGCGCTGTTTAATTGGGTACGACTTTCGTATGAGATGACATTTCCTACAGTACCGTCAGCCGTTGTAGCAGTCATAGGGTCAGTTATTTGAATAACTCCATTTTGCCGAGGGAAGCCAAGATAACCAAGTAAGTCCGGGTGATTACCGAGTTGTTGTCCACTGTCAAAAGGCGCACCAAGTTGTACTGTAAGTGTGGTTGCACTTGCATCCCAAGATATTGCACAATCTATACCAGCCGAAGGAGCATATACACCTCGCCACTGATTCCCTCTCCAACTGTTTTTACCTACTCCCGATACATCAAGCCGACCTGTAGCATCACCAAATCCAATCATATGTTGACCAAGAGTAAATCCACCCTTAGCAACATCCCCATCATTGAAATACACACAAATTTCATCATCAAGAGTAGAAGGAATAGTGGTTAAATCATTAGCAAACGATTCACCCATCTTACGGTATATGAATCGCACACCGTATCCCTGTCCTCGGTGGTCATTAAAGCGGAAGCCATACAGTGTTTTATCTCCTATAGCATCATCAAGAACTTCTGTAGATTTTACATGACCGCTGTAATTTGTTATTGCAGTAGGTGATGTGCCTCCTATGGCTAATCCTTCGTTATACAATTTATCAAAGTCAGTGCTTCCTTTACGACCGAGGCCGTGCTTACCTGCTACTGGGGAAAAGCCCGGTACACCCGATGCAACAAGACCACCAAAGTTGATGCGACCTACTGCCTGTTTACCCATTCTTAGCCCCTTGACAAGAGCAGTGGATGGACTTTGAGTTTCAAATGACTCATCGTTTACACTGTTATGTGATATACCACCAATATGTGCGGATACATTTCTTCCTTTAGGGTTGGCCGTTTTACTACGACGAGAAGCAATATCATGATTACTTGTGAAATCTTCATTAGGTTCTTCTTGAGATACAAATTCACGAAGTGTTGTGATAGGAGCAAACGGTCGCCCATCCTTGTTAAGAGGCATGGGCGCAGGGTGCATGTTTTCGCCTGTCATTTCATCGGGTTGTGCCCAAAAGTTGCGGAATCTTCCACCGTGTCCGATAAGGAATTGAGGTTGATAGGTTGATTGACCCTTACTGTTATCAAGCCATAGACAGAAGTTTCGTCCCGAAGCACCGGGAATAGTTGAGTGAATGACAATTGAATACCCTTCATTCCCGTTAATGTCTTCTACAACACGACCAAGATGCGCTCGTACATATCCCATGTGAGAACCACGGTCGTGCGTATCAAAGGCAATGTCACCATACCAAAACGGTGCAGGGTCGTATGTAGAACCAGTAGCCGCAAAGTCAGCATTGATGTGTGCTGAGGTAGGGTCTTTGTTAGGGTCAGCGGTATCTTGTCTTACTCCTATGCGTGTGAGGTCAAGACGCTCACTTTCTCCGGGGTATTGTTGTGATGGACGACGAGCGTGTGTACGACCATTAAGCGCACCTCCTTGATTGATAAGACGGACAATTTCTCTTGCCGCCGCTTCAATATCTGTCACCCCTTCCTTGACACCGACTTCACCTAAGTCAAGTGTCATACGGCGTACAAAGTCCATTTGAGTCCAATGCTTTAGATGCTCAAGTCGGTCTTCTTCATGGTTGGCTAAGTCAAGCGTGGTGTTTCTTTTACCCTTCAAACAAAGGAACGCTGAAATGACACGAGTACCATCGGGCGTATCAAACAGGGTACTGCTATCTTTCATGGTATGCGTGGTTGAACCCTCATTTGCCCGATGTAGTTTTAGTGTAGTCAGTAACAAATTCCTGCTAACCGTGTCTGCATTTGAGTGGGCTTGATTTGCATAGTAAATTGATGCAACAGCGGGTTGAACTCGTGGTAAATTGCTATCACCCACGGTGTGAGTATTAGTTATTTCCTCATGATACAAACCAGTGTGTACAAAATGCCCGTGACCTTTACCACGACGAGCAGTATTAGCCCCCGCCGATGTCGGATTAGACAAAGTATATTCCTCATCCGAGCCAGCAGATGTACCAAGAAGGTCTTGTGTAACAGTGTTAGGTACATTGTGTGCATACGCACTTTCTATGAACTTAGATTGCTGTGTAGAACGCATGTACTTATTTTCAGTTGGAAACCCATTTGCTACATCAATTTGAGTTGTTAAATAATTTGGGGCACCACCATTTAGCCACCTTACTATTGCTTCAAGATTAGTTGTTCCTCCTTCATACGCTACATTTCTTGTGTAACCAATAGTAGGAGTAGCGGCACTGGATTGTACCTGCATGTGTAAGTCATGGAATGCGATAAATTCACGGTCATGTGCTACATCAAACATGAGTACACGAGCATTTCCATCAGTGGATAGATACGGGTCAACATAAGCAACAGTTGGTGCTTGGGTGGTGTTGAGGCCCATAGCCTCATAATTCATTTCTATGGTTTTGTTGACATGTTGAGCAAAGTTTTGTGCTGTTTCAAGACATGAGTTTCCAATTAAGAAATTTTCAAGAGGAATAGAATCTCTTGGGCGGTGAGTTAATTCTCCTTGTCCACCATTGAAACCTTTCCAAACATTCGCTTCATTAAACACACCACGACTTTTTGCAAATAATCCTTCAATTGCATGTGGGTTGTTAAGAGTCATGTTCATCCATACGGTATCTCCGTTTCGTAGTCCACCTTGAGCGAATGGGAATAACCAACTGCGATTAAGTATAGCGTCACTGTCTTCTTGATAAAGTGTGCTTGTACCCATTATTACACGGTCATTATTTGCTATCGCTACAAGATTATTTGCTGTTAAAGTAACTACGGAATTTGTTGCGTGCCCACCAACAAGATTAGACACTACTGCACTCACTTCGCCAACATACTCCGCCGTACCTGTTCCGGTTGCCTTGAACAGTGTGTCACCTTTTCGCAAATTCAAACCATTGGTATTAGAGTTAGCCAAACGACTATGAGAATTTTTAATGTTAAGAGAAGTAGTAGAATCTGCCGCTTGAGGTGATGAAGTTACATCAAACAACCATTCTTCATTACCAGTTGGTCTGTATAAAACCGCATCTTGTTCAATTGTGTCCATATTAGCAGGGTCACTAACTCCTTTCAATGAGTGACCCGCCTTTTTTAATAAGAAATCCTTACCTATGAAGTCGCCCTCATCAAAGGAAGTGTTAGGTGGTATTCTTATTGTGACACTGTTTGCACCGGAAATTGATACACCTTCTGTATAACCAGCAAAAAGAACTTCTAATGGGGTATCAGTCATAATTTCCCCAATAAAAAGATTTACACTACTAAGTTGAGGGAATAATGTCGGGTCTTCTAAAATCAAATCGTAATAATATCCAAGAGATGCACTATTTGTGCGGCCTAAACCATGTAAATTTTGTACTCCGATAATTTTACTTCTTGCTCGCTTAGTAATTGTTCTTGGAGCGTGAGGATTAGCCAATGGCCCCGCCTTAAATTCAACAGCACTTACATACTGTCGCAAGCCATAATCAAGATTACCACCTTGAGTCATCATGTTAGCCATATCGTAATAATACGGTGAGCGGCCTTCTAAATCGGATGATTGCCTGTCTTTATCCGATGCTACTGGAATAAGAGTTTCATTGCGGAATCCACCACCAGTATGTAATTTTGAACCTACTATTGCGTTTTGGAAGAAGGTTTCCGAATAACCATCTACATAACCGCCAGTAGCATTTTTAGGTATAACGAGATAACCATTGGTAGCAGGTGCGTTATCATACACTGCCCATTCTCCATTGTTAAGGAAGACACGGCGTAGGCGATTTACACCCTTCAAATTACCTATCTCATCTTGCCCCGCACCAGTGTTGGTAGCATCGGGAAACATCTTTGGATGAGATACATAGATATGAGCATCGTTTGTATTTTGTACAATACGAAGAATAGTAGCAGATTCAATGTAGTCTTTGTTGTTTATGGTATAAGAATAGGCTGAGTTTGCGCTTTTATCTGCTACACCTATGTCGTTTGCTCGTCGGCCAACAGGGGTAGGGTTCCATGTATGAGCCGTGTATGTAGCGTCTATGTGCATCTTCATACTGTTGTCGGGGCCGGGGAAAATACCCAAATCCGTATGGTCAAAGAACTGCTGTGGGAAGACGGGTATTTCTACCATAGAGCGTGTGCTTGCATACTGAGTACCCAATTGATAATCGTGCGTTACACTGTCAAGTGATTGGAACATTCTGTCGTTTACCGTACTACCATCTTGTACCAATGAGTCGTTGTCAAAGTCACCATCATTAGAAATATATACAGATGTAGGATATTGCCCTGCACTACCGTTACGATACACTTCTGTAGCATTGCACCACTCGTGAAGCGTAGCGTATGCAGTACCCGCCGCATCTAAGAATGTACGACTTGCTATCGCATTCGTTTCGCTGAAATAAAATCCTGCTCCTGTCTTATCTGTATAAGCCGCACTTGCCCCATCTTGCAGGTATATACGACCAACCTTTGGGAAACACATAGTACCCCATGAGGCCATATCGGGAGAACCGTTGTTCAATGGTGTAACACTCATACTTAGTGTAGAATTTGATTTTACAACTTGAGCCTGTACTACACAATTACGACGAGTGGAACCCGGTAGGCGCATGAGCGGGCTTGGGTCATAGGTGGGCTTGGTGTTGACACCACCCTGTCCCGGCCCTCCAAGCGTGACGGTGACTACTGGTGCGTTAGGCTCTATCTCCTTCACCACATGAGAGTCGGGTGACCCGCTACCTATGACAGATACATTCTCGTTCACGAAGGAGTCAGCGATACCTGTAGCGGTAATAACTACATTTGTCATGTTACTGTCGGGGTTTTCCTGCTTGGAAATACCACGAATACGACAGCGACTCATGAGGTACATGATGCTGGCTATGTTCGGAGTATCACCCGAACCAAGAGAGCGTACCAATGATAATTGATTTACTCGTGATTTAACTGCTGGCTGAACGAACACCTTAGCCAAAATACCTGCTTCATTTTTGATAATTACATTGTCAATGATATTAAACATCTCAAAGACACGGGAAGATTGAGTGGTCGGGCCGAGGTCAAATACACCCTGCCCCGTTTTATCGGTAGTAGGTTGGCGTGTTTTCTTCCCTGCCCCTTCATCCAAAAGCGTGTCTTTAGTATTTGACGACATGGCCTCAATTGCAAGGCGGTGATATACTGATTCATGTGTACCGCTTGATTGTGAGCGTGAAATGGCTTTTGGTGGGGCGGCAGGTTCGGCGGTGACATCATTAGGCGGTGTGTACAAAGCGGGTGTACGACTGTAATCCATTTCTGTATCACTGTCTTGCCCACCTGTATTATCACCAATAAGGGAGTGAGATTCTTGCATGATTGTACCATATCCACTAACTGCGTTTGTAAGATAAATTACGCCACCGGGAGAATACAAGGTGGTGTTAGCGAGGTCGGAGTTGATTACATCCAATACCCGTGTACTCCCACTTAGAATGTGAGAACCTGCTGGAACGGTTTTGGTGACCATTAGCATAGGAGTAGTTTGACTCATACTCGCACCAGTGAGGTCTATGGCGTTGTAATGAATCTCAACATACGGCGCAAGATTATGCGACGAACCAAGAGCGGGTACATGAAGAAGTGCAACCCGACTTTCAGTTTCGGGTACAAGATGATACAATCGTGTAATTTCATTTATGTCGCCTGTTTCGGGCACTGGCCCTTTGAGTGCGAATGGAGCGTACTTGAATCCA